TGCCCCTCAGTCAATGATCTTCTTAGATCTCTATTTATCCGTTGCTTTGTAGTTTTAGCTAAATCAGGAAGAACACGATCCAATCGATTATTTACAAATTGAATTGCCTCCCTATCTCTTGAAAAATCTTGCAATGGAATAGCTACACCTCTTCTGCCTCGTAAAGGGAAGAATCCCTCTTGGATTACTTCTTGTCGAGGTTTTCTTCTTCTTTGTCTTCTGATCTGTTCTTGTTCCTGATCAGTAAACTTAAACTCTTCAGGAAGAAGAATTTGTATTTGATTAAATCCAAAATCTGTTGTCATTGATATATATAAATCATATAGATCTGCTCCCCATTTATTAGTCTGAGTATCTATGATCGTATTTAAGATCGGAAGATTACCTAATGTTTGTAATGAATTAGATTTAATAAATTCTGTAATATAGTTTCTCTGATCAGTAAGCAACTTATAATATTCTACTCCTAACGTTAGATCCCAATTAGTAAGCAATGAATCATAATTCTTGTAGATCATTTCTTTTATCTCAGGATCATTAAATCTATTTACTCTCTCTTCTTTTTCTATCTGTTTTAATCTTGATTTTCTTAATACAAGTTCTGTTGCCGATGTAGCTTTTTCATCTCTGATATTCATTGCTCTTACAAGTTTTGACGCCCAAGATTGTCCTGCATTTCCACCCCATAATGCCCAAGCGATTCTGCCGTTCGATGGATATCCATCTTCACCGGGACGATATCCCTCAGCTCTTTTATCAACTTCATGTCTTGGAAAATATCTTGCGATCTGTCTTACTTTACTTGGACTTGCTGTAGAGTTATTAAGTAAATATCTTGCAGTTCCTCTTCCAACACTTGTCCCTCCTCGATTGAACTCTGATACCCAATCTAATGCTCTTTTTGCCTCTTCCTTTACTCCTGACGGAATAGAGAAATCAAGATCATCATAAGGAGCTTTTATACTCTTCTTGCTTGATAATGGATGAGATCTAGGAAGTAGATCACGATCAAAAGCTGTTCTAGGAAATCTTCCTGTTCTTAATCCTGTTAAGAACGCATTGACTCTAGCTAATGCCCATTGATCAGCAGATCTAACATTACCTCTTACTGAGCCGGGATTTGTTCTGTATGCTCCGATCCCTCTTCTAAAAACTGCCTCTAACATTCTCAATGTTGCTCTATGTCTTGGATCTTTGTCGTTATGTGCCTCTACTTTATCTCTTAGGATTCGTTCAATTCTTGCTGATACAGTTTGTTTTTCTTCTCTGAAGTCTGCAATCTTCCTTAACTTTGATACAGGTTGAGTTACAGTACGATCAGTTTGTGAATGAGATCCATCATCATTGATCGCCCAAACTCTCATATTTGCTGTTTCTTCTGATCTATTAATTGAAGTTATTATTCCATGAACTGTTGATGGAGGATCAGGATCCTTAGGAATGCTCCAACTAACAGCGTCCCCTACAGATATTTCATTAAGAGTCGCCATCTTCTTCTGCTAATCTTCTCTCGTATTCTTCATGAGTAGCACAAGGCATATAAATCAATCTTCCCTCATCGTCATGCGTATGAGTTCCTGAACATCCAAGCTCTTCTGCTCTCTCTCTTGCCTCTTCTATTGTTGTAAATTCATCTTTAGCGACTTCTTCCTTAAGATCAATCTCTTCGTATTGAGATTCTCCAAATGAATGGATCTGAGCTAATCTTGATTCTGCTAGTTCTCTAGTTGGATAACAACCAAATCTTCTAGTACCCTCTTCGTTATATACGCAGAACTCTCCATTCTCTTTTCTAATAATTTTTGTTTCATCAATAACGTATGCTGATTCTTCAAACTCTTGATCAACGTCTTCCTGTGTTTCTAACTGTTCTTCATCCTCATTATCTTCATTTATCTCTGAGGGAGCTTTTGTAGGATTTACATTTATTGGAACATAATATACATCCTGTTCATCTGTTGTTGGAAGTCCTACTTGTGATCTAGCCTCTGCAATACTGATCCATCCTCCCTTAACTCCTATATTTAATCTTTTATAAAGATTTTCTTCATCTGTTTGTAATGCTCTTACGTTAGAAAAATCGTATTCTGCTTTTACGATCGCATTGCTCTGATAATCTTTTTGTAATAACTGATATGTCAATTCTGTAGCGATCATTCTCCATAAAGGTATTAATTTATTTTCTGTAAAGTATTCTCTGAGTACACTTGCATTGGCGTAAGTTGCTCTCTCTAATCCTGCTCCAAGTCCTGCTAATAAAGCCGGAACTCCAAGAACAGCACTTACTCTCTCTTCAGGGATTCTTCGTAAAGTTCCTATGTCTAATTCAG